CGCGGACAGGCGCAGCACGCCCATGTTGTCCGCGCCACCCACGACACCGAGAGACACCGTCGGCGACTTCCACAAGCGGATCGCCTGGAGCTTCGCTGCGCGGGACACCTGCGACGGCACCGCCGGCCACCCCCAGATGCCCGTGATCCGGATACGCGACGGAGCGGTGCCGGCGACCATGACCAGGTCGTACGGCTTCGACGGGGCCAGCGTGGGGCCGTTCTCCGGCTGGAACGTCAAGAGTGCGTCGTCGCGCTCGACCCACGTTGCACCCGACCCGTACTCGATCAGCGAGTACGACACAAGGTCGTCAATCAAGCACAGGCCATTCGCGACGGGGAACGTCCGGGCGACCGGGTCCTCCTCCGTACCGACCTGGCCGAAGTAGCGGTCGCAATAGTCATCGACCTGGCGTGAAGCCGCCTCCACGATCTCGTCGATGTCGTCGATCGACGACTCGTCGCCGTCCTTGATCTTCAGCCGCGCGGCGAGGACGTCGGCGTCCACATAGGAGATTGGGTCGCTCACGGCACCTCCACGTCGTCATTCAGGTGCTGGGCGTCGAACATGGCCTCGGTGTAGATCGTCGACTTGTGGTGCCCGACCTTCACCCGCGTATCCACGTGGATCGGAAAGCCGAGCTGGCGTGCACGCAGGCAGAACGTGATGTCCTCGCCGACTGGGCGGCCCGCCATCGCCGTCTCCTGGAACCACAGGAACGTCGTGTTGAACGCGCGCTCCCGCATCGCTTCGAGGACGCGGCGGTGGATGAACAGGAACGCGGCCCCGGTCGCGTCACAGGGCACGAGTTGGTCGTGCGGGTAGTTCCCGGCTCGCACGCACACTGGGCCGTCCTCGCGGTTCACGAGGCGATAGATGGTTGGGAACAACGCGTCATCCGTAGCGCCGAAACACAAGCCGCCGACGATCGGTGCCGTCTCCGGGTCAGCCGATGCGAGCAACTGCTCAACCGCCGTGTGCTCCCACTGCATGTCCGAGTCGATGAACAACAGCCACTCAGCCTGCGAATCGTGCGCTAGGAACTGCTCGACGACCGTGTTCCGTGAACAGGAGATGTTCGCCGATGACCAGTCGTTCAGGAACCCGGCGAGGCAGCGGGTCGTCGCGACGTCGTACATCAACGACCGCACGAGTGACCCGGTGAACGCCGCCGAGTAGGAGCCGCCGTGGACGTTGCCGATCATGACCTTGCCGTTGCTCGCCCGCTCCGCTTCGCGTTGACGACGCGCCTGTCCCATGTCAGGCCGCCACTTGCGATAGCTCGTGCGGGGCGTACAGGGCTAGGAGTTCTAGCGCCCACGCGACCTTGTCCTCGACCCGCTGCCCCGTCGGTTGCGACGTGCTCCACAGCTCGAGGTTCTCCAACCGGTTGTCCAGCCGGTCGCCGTTGACGTGATGGACGTTCTCGAACGGCAGGAGCTCCCGACCGATCGCCCGCTCCATGACGAAACGATGCTCAGGACCACGGCGACCGTTTTGGGCGACGATGCGATAGCCGCTGGATGAGACGCCGCCCTCGCCACGTATGAATTGAGGTTCGGCAGGACCAGGGTCACCAGCCCGACGCCAGCGCGAGTAGTGCATCTCGCAGTACCGATCCCCCGGACCCTTACTCGTTCGCTCGCAGGCCTCAACTTCACATGCACGCCACGGTGCCGAGCGGTACGCCCGACGGAGCAACTGTGCATTGCAGGGTGAGCATCGACCACGCGCGCCCTTTGAGCCGACAAGGCGGCCGCATGATTCGGAGCAAGGCATGTCCTTCTTGAACATTCGTTCTCCCGGATTCCCGCTGACCGATTCGCCCTACCTGGGCATGGGCGAGGCCCCCACTCGCGGGAACAAGTGGGGGCCTCTAGCCGGTGGTCTAGGCCGGCTGCCCGTGGTGCTGCGCTACCGGATCAGAGAAGCAAGAACCGGAAAGCATTGACGTCAGTGACGTCACTGCCCACGCGCTTGTGGGCCAGAAGAGCCCTCTGGCCTGTGGGGAGACCAGACCCGTCCACGACGTTCTGCACGAACTCGACCTGGGTGCCCAGCCGGTCGTAGATGACGAACTGCGAGAAGTCGCCAAGCACGATGTGGATGGACCCCGTGGTCTGCGTGGTCGCCATGTCCGAGCTCGACGCGATCGGGCTGCCGAGCAGGCTCGGCGGAGTCGAGCTGTTCAGGTCGGTCCAGAACAGCGAACCCTGCGACCCGGTGGACATCTGCCGGATGATGTTGAACGTCTTCTTGTTCGCCAACCAGCTCGACGAATCCTCGTAGCGGGGAGTCGTGGAGTTGTTCAGCGCGAAGACGTCAACCGCGGACGCCGTCGTGAACGATGACCGGGTGGTCGCCGTCACGGTGGAACCGGCCGTGCCGGAGATCGCCGTGATGATGCCCTTCGGCGCGCCGGAGCCGGAGCCGCTGACGAACGCGGTCCCCTCGGCGTAGTCGAAGCTCTCGGCGATGACACCGGGGAGCTGCGACAGCAGGGACGAGTCCTCGAAGATCTCGTAGGACCCGATGGCGTAGGCCGACAGCAGGGCCGCGGTCACGGACGGGCCACCCGTGGTGGGCGAACCGTCGGTGAAGGCCGATCCCTCGGACTTCCAGTAGGTCGTCACGTTGCTGACCGTGACGCCGTGCCACACGTTCTGCGTGCCGGACTCCACACGCGACAGGCGACGGATGGGGTTCTTCGTCGCGGTGCCCGTGTGGATCAGCGTCGGGTCGAGCAGGGTCGGGAGGCTGTAGCCACCGTTGCCCGCCGTCAGCGACATGGCGGTACGCAGAATGTCAGCCTCGCGGACCGCGAACGCCTCGTCCTGCGTGTAGTTCGGGTTGCCACCCGATCGCGCCCAGGAGCGGAACGCGGACAGGTACTCCGGCTTGCCGTGGATCAGCGCGTACTCGGCGGCACCGGGCACCTCTTCGACCATGCGAACGACCTCTTCGCGGGCCTTGTCGGTGATGCCGGCGCCGTACTTGGTGTCCGAGAACGCGGTGACCGCGCGGGACACGACATCGTTCGAGAACCGGATCGACTCCAGGTCCTCGAACGGGTCCTTCTTGATGACCACGTTCGGCGCCTGGAACGTGCCGCGCTCGACCAGCTTCGGGTCCGCAAGCGCGGTGCCGCGAATCGCCTCGATCTTCTCGGCGCGCTCGACCTCGGCGTTGTACGCGGCCTCGTCGACCGCGAACCGGGCGACCATCTCGCCGAGCTGCGACTCCTGCTCGTCGGTCGGAGCCTCGACGTCGCTGAGCGAGACAATGTCCGCGCGCAGAACCTCGAGACCCTCCTTCATCTTCTTCAGGTCCTTCATCGGATGTTCCTTTCAACGATCTGACCGACCTGCCGGAGCAGGTCCGCTGGGTAGCTCCGACCCGAGGGCGCGGCATCTGTGGCCGGCGGCTCGTCGGATGCAGGGACCACGCCATTCGTGGTGCTGCGGCCCAGCGCGGCGCCCAACTCGGGACGGGCGTCGGGAAGCTTCAGGAGTTCGGCTAGCTCGCCGGGGTCCATGTCGCGCAGTGCGCGAGCCAGTTCCGCTCGGACTGCGGTGATGTCCGCACCTACGTAGTAGGGGTAGAGCGTCGGACCCAGTTCGCGCAGGGCAATCTCCGTGCGCGTTACGACAGTCAGCTCTCCAAGCTTGTTGGCTCGGAAGCCGCCGCGTGGAATGTCCACGTCCTGCGCGATCGTGCGACCGCGCCAGGACATGCCCGTGATATCGCCGTTGCGGATCGCCTCAAGTGTCTGATCGGCAAGCGGCGTGTTGTTGTACCGGGCCACCGTGAACAAGCCCTTGCCGTCGATGCGAGCTTCCGTCGTGCTGCCGATCGGCATGGAGCCAATCTCCGACGGGGTGCCGTCAAGGGTGCGGCCGTGGTTGTACAGGACGGGGAACTTGCCCTTGTTCCGGGCGATCGTCTGGTTGAACGCCGTCGGGGATAGTTGCTCTACGTAGTGGCCCTGAATGTCCATGACCTCAGTCGGCGAGTTGAACACCGCGGCATACGCCTCAACCGTTCGGCCAGTGGCGTCCGAACGGCTGATCTCGATGTCGGTCGGCTCGATCGTGACTGCTCGCGTCACGTAGCTCATGCCGCCCCTCCTGTCGTCGGTGCCGGGGCGGGGCCGGTCAGGTTGCCGCCTGCGTCGTTGATCATTTGGCGCGCTTCCTCCGCGCTGATGACCTTGTTGACGACGCCGAGGTAGACCTTCTGCACGACCTCGGGAACGGCGAGGCTGCGCCCACTAGACGGGTCCTGGCCGCCCGGGTAGAGGGCGGTCGGGATAGCGCCCGTGTGGATCAGGAGCGTGAAGTCGTCCGCGGTCAGAGCCGGGATGACGGAATCGGGATCGAAGCCGGCACGGATCAGCTCGCCCGCAGCGACGGCGAGCGTGCGAGACGTCTCGGCCTTCTGCTGCTCGCCCTCCTGAAGGGCGGCGATGTCGACGGTGTCAAACCAGAGACGCGCACCCGCCTGGGGATCAACGATCCGCGCGAGTGCCCCGACCATCGACCGCCACGTGGGACGTGCCGTGATGTCCGCGAACCGGCGCATCGCCATGCCGTAGTTCGAGTACGTCGCGGCGTCGAGGCCTTCCTTCAGCCCGACCACGATCGCCGGCACACCGCCCGCGGCGGCGATCCGGTTCTCACCTGCGGCCTGCACGGCGGTAAACGCCATCTGTTCGAAGTTGGCGCCGATCACCGTCGCGTCAGCACCGTTGTCCAGGATCAGCGTCTTCCACGCGTTCTCTGCCCCGGTGTGCCGCATCTTCAGTTGCGCCGACAGCTGGTTGAACTTCGCTTCTTTCAGCTCCTGCTGGTACTTCACTAGGAGGTTCGGTGTGGCGGCGTTGTCGAAGAACCGACCCTTGTGCGTGGTCATCGCCGAGTCGGACTCGATCTCGCGAACCACGGGCGTCAGCCACGACATGCCCCGGTACTGCGACATCGGGTCCGGGATCGGCGTCCAGTCTGCGACCTCGCTGACCGGGTACACCTCGGCAAGTGGGTCGCCCGTGCCGTCGCGGTCGTAGCCGTAGCCAGCGATCTCGTACGAGCCGTCCTCGAGCTCACCGAGGATGCGGACGACCCGGTCGGGGCGCATACGCTCCAGCCGGTCCCCCGCGTCCCGGATGAACGCCTGGCCGGCCAGGGACGCGTCCTGCTCCATCCGGACGATCAGGTCACCCGTAGTGCCACCAGGCCACGGGTTCTCCAACTTCGACAGAGCCGGCGAGCCGAACAACTTCTTCGTCGTCACGTCCTGGAACTTGAACGTCGCCTCAGACAGCAGCATCGCCCGCGCCAGGATGACCGCGAACACGATGCCGTTGGCCTGGTACGCCTGCTCAGCGTACGCCTGGAACACGGGCGCTATCCGCTCGTAGCCGCCCTCACGGTACGTCGTCAACAGGCCCGTCATGCGGGTGTCCAGCGGCATCACGTAGCCGTTGCCCAGACTGAACCGGAAGCGGTCGAGGAGCCTCATTCACGGTCCCCCTGCTTCTGGTCGAGGTCGACAAGCAGGCACACCGCTCCGAGACCGACACCGGCAATGACGACCGCAGCGGGCCAGTAGATGACCGTGACGCCGACAAGGACTAGGAGGACGGCGAGCGTGAACCCGACGACGGTCAACCAGCGCACGCGGCCTCCCATCGGATCAGGTCCATGTCCGCCAGCCGTTTCAGCTCCGGCGACGCAGCGGTCAGGTGGTTCGGTCGCAAGTGCGTGAAGTAGCAGCGGACCGACGCGACCCCGCCGTGCTCCGTCCGAGCCCGTCGGTCAAGGTCGTTGTCGCCGTACCACCAGCGGTACGACTCGTCCGCCCGCAGACCCGTGGACAGGTCCAGCAGCCAGCACGACCCATCCATGACCCGCCAGTCCCGCGAATCGCCTGCGTGGATCCCGCCCGCGCCAGGTGACCCGATCGCGGCGCGCCCTTCCATACCGTCGAGCAGCGCCGGCACTGTCGTATCGTCGAGCAGCACGTCGTCGTTGATGACGAGGACGTGGGTCGCGCCATGTGCCTGCGCGTAGTCGATGCCGGCGTTCCACCAACGGTGAATGTTGATCTCGCCGAAGTCCTCGACGATGTGGCAACCATCCGGCAACGCAACGTCCGGCGCCGTCTTCACGATCACGACACGGTCACGCGGGACGCCCGTGGAGTCGATCGCCGCCGTGAGCGTGCCCCGGCCAGCGGTCGGAACCGTCACCCAGACGACGGCCATCGCTCCTGTGTCTCCCGGATGAACGCCTCGACCGATGCGGCCATGCGGACCTGCTCGCCTCGGTACCAGTCCCACGCCAGCGTCGTGCACATGCGGGCCGACGACAGCTCATCCGGTGACCACGCCACCCCGTAGTGCGGCCAGCCCTGCGCGAGTAGCTCCTCCCGCGTGAACCGGACCGTCGGGTACAGCAGCACCGGCGTGCCGAGCAGGATCGCTTCCACGTTGACCGTTGAGAACTCGTCGAAGGACAGCAGGTACTCACTGCGCGCCAGGAGATCCGCGACGTCCTCGCGACGCTCCGGCGTGTTCGATGTGATCTGCACGGCGCCCGGCGGAATCAGATCCACGTCCGCGCGACCCTTGTGCACCCACAGCGCGACACCCGACCGCTGCGCGTTCGGCCGACGCGCAAACAACTCCGCGTCGATCAGATCCACCGTCAGCCGCGGGTTGCCGGCGCCGTAGTCCAACCAGTCGACCGTCAACCCGTCATCGGGGACATCAGCCGGCGCCAACCGCCACCGCACGATCCGCTCCGCCCGCAACGGGTTGTCCGGCACGATCTCCGGATAGACGACGATCGCCTCCGGGTCGGCGCCTCCAGAGGCGACCGTCGCGTCACAGCCCCGCGCCCGAAGCTCCTCCACGAGCCCGTACAGCGCCCGGATGCCACCAACCTTGTGATCCCACGGCGGCGACCAGATGACGTACGGACGGGTCACAGGAACCACACCCCCGGCTCGATGTCCGGCTCCGGTGTCGTCACCAGCAGCCAATGCGCGTTGATCCACGACGTCACCGGGGCTGTGTCCACTGGCGACTTGATCCGATCCAAGACCCACGCCCCGGCCAGCGGCTTCGCCAGGCCGAGGTTCACGCCTAGGTCTAGGGCAACGTCGTGCGCATGCGCCGCGTCGTCCAGAGGCGCGCGGCGACACACCACGGCACCCGTGCGCGTTGCCGTCGCCGCCATCTGGCACGCCGCCGACAACTCCGGACCCGTCATCGCGTGAATTAGCTCACGCTTCGGCTCATCGAACGTCGCCCGCAGATCGCTCAACAAGGCCGACGCCGGGGCGCCCGTACCTTGCACCGCGATACCGCGGAGAGGGCGCTTACGCGCCCACTCGTCGAGCCATCCGACAGCGGCAGCCGGGTCGCACACGTGCACGACCTGGACGACCGGCTTATCGTCCTCACCCTCGACGCCGGCCGAGATCCACGCGTTCGGCCGGCGTCCAGAGCCGGGTGGCAACCACTGCACGTCCACCGACCACGCCGCCGATACGCCCTCCGGTAGGACCGCATCCAGGTCGCAGACGTCCGTCCAGTTCGGCAACAGCGGGTCCGTGTCGTCCGGACCGACAGGGTCCTCCCACACGCCCATCCGTTCCCGTAGGTACTCCTCCGGGGCCGACTCCAACGACAACCGCTCCTGCGGGATGTAGTCCAGGGAGATCCGGCGCGGGGCCGCGGGATTCACCCGCAGAACCGCGGCGAGATCATCCAGCCAACACCCCGGCGTCCCGACCTCGTGCCGACACTCCGGGTCCTCGCACGGCTGCTGTTCCTGACTCCACTCGATCCAGCCAAGGTGCGGATCCGTGCCCGTCCGTCCGCGCTTGCGGTATCCGCGCAGGATCCGCGACTCCTTCAGTCCCGGACTTGAGCCGATGACCATGTGCGCGTTCGGCATCGCCGACATCGTGGGCACGATCGCGCCCATCATCGATGCCACCAGATACAGGGCCTCATCCAGATACAGCCGCGGCCGGGCCATGCCGCGACCTGACTTCCCCGTCCGGGCGATGATGTCCAGACGCGCGCCGTTGCGGAGCTCGAACCCCGGATCGACGCTGCCCGTGCGGATCTTCAGCACCTCGGCAGCGAGCCAGTCGTTCCCCTCGATCACGGCTTGGAAGTCACGGAACGCCGCGGTACTCGTCTTGAACTCGTGCGACGTCCAGCCGACCGTCTGCCCCTGCACGAACGTGTCGTGCAGGGCGCCGCCGATCTCGCACGCCGTCTTCAGGTTCTGACGCGAGCAGACGATCCCCGAGTCCAGTCCGATCCAGTCGCCGTTCGCCTGCTGCGGGTACAGCGCGTAGCAGACCGCGCGTTCCTCCGCGTCCACCTGATAGCCGACGGACTCCATGAGGTCCGCGACCTCATCGGCCAGCGTGAACCGCGCACCATCCGGAACGTAGAAATGCGTCGGTGGACAGTCAGCCAGCGCTAGAAGCTCGGTCGGCTGCACGCCTCTCCCTGATCGCGGCGAGCGGCGTGACGACCTTCGGCTTCGCCGACGACTTCAGTTCGTCCATCGCCTCGCGCATCTGCTTCACCGTCGCCGCGTACCCAGGCGAACCAGGCAGCAGTGCGTCGACATCCGCCGCAAGCCGCAACGCCACCAGGCCAGCCGGCGTTTCCAAGTCCGCCGGCTTGTACGCCGACCGCAACCCACCAGCCAGGGACATCGCCGACTCAGGTTCCGGCTGCTCGACGGGCTCGTTCGCCACGGAACGCAGCGGGACAACCTGGCCGGTACGTGACCGCGTCTCTGAAGCGCGCTTCTTGCACGCGCCGGAGCAATACAGGGCGTGGGAACGCCTCGCCTCGAAGTCAGCGCCGCAAGACGCACACACCTTGGTCATCCGATCCCCCAAGCGAGAACGGTTACCGTTAGCGATCTGCGAGAGTGTTGCTGGTCTA